GTTCCAGTTCGAGATGTCATCGTAATTGATGATATTCTCGAATACGCCCAACGCGTCTCAAAACTCCATCCATTGCTTTCAGTAAAAGTTTCTGAAACTGTAGCCCCTAAAGAATTTATGCCCGTTATCGTTATTGAAAATGCTGTAATGTTAGCATGAGACGCGAATGCGAATTTGATACTGCGAGGATAATCCGGCTGTCCAGCCAGAGTGAATGAAATTGGAACGGCTGTATTTAAATCGACGCTTGAACAGATGCCATTTGTGACAATCGCCTTGACGTCTGTAAAAGTTTGAACAAAACGCCTGAAAACTACTGTACCTGTAAAATCTGTTATGCTCCCTTTTCCTAATTTATTATCAATAACTGTAGCGTTTGCCCCTGTAATGACGATATCATTTACAGGAGTTACACCGGTTGCGTATTGGATAGTATTGCCAATAAATTGACAGTTAGCTCCAGTTATACCAACTGGATTTGTAGTTGTTTTGATTTCTGAGAGAGTACAGTTTTTCACAATTGTTCCGTCTGCTGCAATCATAATTGCATAACCGTCACAGTCATAAACATAACATTTGTTAAAAATTATGTTTTTTGCACCGGTTAGACACGCTAAACCACGTGCACCAGATGTAACAGGATGTGCCATACAATTTTCATAACTAACATTAGTTGCATTCTCAAGCGAATAAAACATATATTTTGCATTTACGCCCACACGCGCAATGCAATTAACATAGTTTACATCTATACAATTGTTTGCGTAGTAGTGGTAATATACAACCGGTCCATTTACAATGCAATTTGACACATTGACCCCTATTGCATCCTCTACATATATCCCGTACATAGAGGTTTGGTTTACGGTAACATTATTAATATTTATGTCTTGATTATAGACCCCATCTAAACCATGTGTACCATTCGCCTGCCATTCCACACACACTCCTTCGAGCCTACTGCCCCACGTATTCATGTTATCAATGTTAACAAATTTTGATCCGTTTGCGATCATTATACAGTGTCCACTAATAGTAGATATTGACACGTTGCTAATATTCACATATGTACAGCCACGTATCCCAAAACCATCAGAGATAGTTGTTCCGCTCCCTGAAAGATTAATATAACAATTGTCAATTACGAGTTGAGTTATGCCGTTAAGGTCAACTACATGATTCCCAAGCGCAGATTTATCAGTATCGTAAAAATCACACTGTATTAGAGATACATTTGATGCAACTGAAGAACCTGTTTTTATAGCGCATGCGTATGAATTTGTAAAGTAAACTGATTCAAGTGTAATATTTGATACCGTGTACGGGATTGATAGCAGTGCGCTCTTATTTGCTGCTAAAGTCTGTTCGTTACTATTCCCGTCAAGTGTTACATTTTTTATTGTTATGTTTGAATGCGATTCTCCTATTTTTCCAATCGAAATTATTGAAGAATTTGCAGCATTATTCAGTTTGAGTACAGTTGATCTCCCTTCGCCCTCTAGTGTAATATCATCAACGTCACACAAAACGTTTGTAACATTATATGTTCCCTCTAATAATAATATTCGTCCTCCGGTTGCCGAAAGTGCGCTGATAGCTGCCTGTATTTCTACATTATCAGCCGTCCCGTCACAAACATAATCAGCCTGTGCTTTTGACTTCGCTGAACTATCCGAAGCCGCAATAACAAGGGTCGCGGAACGAGTTATTTCGTGTGTCGCTGCTGCAAGAGCGTCAAGTTCAGTCTGAATATTTTTAAATTCGGTTCCAAGTTTGTCCGAGAGAGACCCTGTTTTATTTCTAAATGTTGCTGGGTTTGTTGCTGTATAAGTCATATTTTAGACTCCTTGATATAATGTACTAGGATCAGTCCAAAAAAATAACAGGCTTAGATGCCTGTGTCGGTTGCAACTGCGTATGGTTCAATGGTAACAGGTGCGTTATCATACCAGAGCTGAATAACAGTCTCATGCGTTTCATTGTCGAAATATTTGTTAAAGTTGAAACCGTAAGACAAGCTCTTACTCACTTTTTGACCGTTTACTATGGTGTCGTATGCCCCATTCATTGCTGAATATCTGGGGCTCTGGTTGTAGAAAATAGTTATCCCAGGGTTATCCTTGTCAATAGCAATGATAGAGCCTTCGTCTACCCCAGAAAGAAGTCTATGAACAGTTGTACCTACCACAGGAATTTCGATTGAATCGCGTTTTCCATTGTTTGGAGTTCCATACAGGTTTTCTTGTTTGTATTGATTGATATCGAGAGACGTGAGATACTTCTTAAGCTCTTTGAAATTGTCCTTGTGAATGAATACATCAGTCAGCCTGTATGCATACCCTTCTCTGATGAAAGCATCTTCGAGCTCTTCAAGGTCTGCGATCGGGGCTGCGTTTGGATCGGACCAGACTGCTGCAGGAGTCCAGTCTCCTGCGAGTGCAGTTCCATTGGCTGCGATTTCAGAGGAGATTCTGTCGTTATAATCCTCTGCAATCCAGTATGCAGTTTTCCTGAATGCTCTCTGAATTTCGTCAACTCCCTCTACATAATCTAGAGCGTCCTGATCTATTTTTATTGCAAACCCTTTCTTATTAAGGGTCGCGGCCTTCATCGTAAATTGCGAAATTTCAACATAAGTCCACTGACCAGAGGTAGTTTTGATTTTTGGTTTCTGTTTTTTAGTGTCCTTTGCATCGCTGGTGAGTTCCTGTTTATATCCGACTACAGGAGCGGTAGCTCTGACCTGCGGGAATACATCAGTCCATGCAAGCAGAGGGTTCATGATTTCATACATCTTGGGAATGATGAACCGCTTAGTAAGGAATTCTTCATTAGGTGCTGATACGCTCATCTTGATACCTCCTTAAGTTGTCACCGTTCCAAACCCTTTGAAAGCAATCAGAAGCGAGTATTCACCAGACGCTGCCTGAGCTACTGCATGAAGAGGGATCATATCAGAAGATCCGTTACTTGCAACGTCAACAACAACTAGACCGTGAGCGGCTGTACTTTCGCTCGCGTCGATGTCGAGTTTTCCAGTAGTGCCTGGAGTGATGGCAGCGGCATTTGCGCATTTTATGGTTGCCTTGAATATTGACATCGGGAACACTTCAACTGTCGCAATTCTGTAGTATTTACCTGTGAGCATATTAGCCCAAGTTGTCTGATTTGCGGACGGTTGCCTCACCCATTTTGGTTCGTCGATTATACGCCCTAGACAGAAGTCTTTGCCATTTGAGAGGGCAGTAACCACTGGAAGCCCATCTGTCGCATCGAAGGTGTTTCCTGTGTCATCCGAAAGTGCTACGAAATCACCTTGGCAGATTTCAGTTGCTAGCGTGCATACTGTCTGTTTTCCAAAGGGTCCGTATGCTGATGAATTGACAGTAATATTGCCTTCTTTGAGAATTACTGGAATCTGTTTTACCTGCCCGTAATCTCCGCTGATTGAAGAAGTTGCCATGTTCAGACCTTCCCAAGCTTCGCATTCCACGCGCTGTTAAGCTCTTCGTATGATTTCCCATTGTCATGATTACTGGAATTTACTGTTCCAACCCCTTTAGAAAAATTAGATTTCATGATTCCTGTAATTGATTTGATCTGTTCAACTGTGGGATTTGTTGACATATAGCTCTCAGCCGCTTCTTTTGACATTATTGAGTTCAGTTCTTTGACTGCCTCTTCCATTTCGGCTTTTGATTTGAGTTCAGTGTCATAGGATTTGATAGCTGACTCAACTGCAATTTTAATCCGGTCAGCCTCTCCGGATTCAAGGGTTTCGTATTTCTGTTTCCAGGAAACAAGCTCTTTCTCCAGGTCGGTTTTCTGTGATTCCAGAGTCTTAATTTGACTCTTGAGCTGTACATTTTCAGAGACGGTTGATTCAAACGCCTCTACTGACACGGCGGGTTTACCGCCTCCGGTTTTGTCTGTCATAGTATCCTCAATTGGATATTTTGATGAAAGAATGGCAGCCAGAGCTGGAGGTATGCCTACTCCCATGCCCTGATTGGCTGCCGGTTCATAAGGATCAGTAACGATCGTGCAGCCGGTTCCATATCCTTTTATTACATCGGCTGAATCGTTGCGGTATTCGATTGGGATGCATTCTTGAGAGAGTCCCTTGAAATCTGGAGAGTATATTAGACTCATTAGCCAGGCAGGAATACCGGAAAAAGAAGCGACTACTAGTTTATTTTCTGTATCATATTCGATGTCGTGAATGGTCGCTTTAACCCAGTCATGATTGTGTTCGTGATTTATTGAGACAAGCCCGCCTTCCCAGGTTTTGTAATCACGGGAAAGAAACTCTTCGGTTAGAGTAGCTTCGTCTCCGAAAATAGAATAAGCATGCTGACCAGCGCAGGCTATAGCCATGCGGATGTCGCCATTTTCGAGTTTTTGAGGGGAGAACGAGCGCAGAGGCTCTGTAATGAAATGCTTAGGAGGATCGGAATTTCCACTAATCACAGTCGACATGATCAAAAATTAGTGAAAAAGAATATAAAGGAAAATTAAAAAATATACCAGTCAAAAAGAGTATTATTATTCACTACTGTTTTTAAAATCATTTAAGCAACAAAAAAAGAAAGTTGATGCTATGCCCTTGCTCACCAAATTTAAAACTTATCTACGATGAGATGCGATGCCACCGGAAATACTCCACCAAGCGCCCACAGTCCAAAGATGTAATATTCAATTCCGAATAGGACAATCCAAAAAATAGGATTGTGCAGGGTTTTCCTGTGTCCGAATATCTTGTCTATTATCCATCCTAGGAATCCTAACCTTTTTCTAGATCTTGAATTTGTATCTATGTCTGGAGTAAAAAGATATGTATTCCAGAGCCATTTTGTTATGAAAAGGGCTGATAGTGTGTATCCTATCTGGTAATGACCTAAGAGGAACACGGTAGGGAGGAGGGCATAGCGGTTTATTGTTTCGTGTTGTTTTCCGTTCATATTGCCTCCGGTGTCGGATTTTTAAAAACTATAAATTTAGGTAAATTAATTTATTCACCTAAATCATTAAGCATTGCCTTAAGTTCCTCTACAGACTTTGCCTGTAAATCTGCATCCTGCTTTGATGCTACAATTTCCATAATTCTCTGTTTCTTTTCTCTTCTTTCTCTTGCCTGCAATCTTGCGTTTTCCTCTGTGAGTTTTACACTTACAATGTATTTTACAATTTCAATCATTGTATTTAGTGTCTCGTCTTCTTTACTCTTCACAGCCAATAAGCTTTCTTCATTTGCCTGTTTAACCTGAGAGTTCAGGGTTTTGAATATTGCATCGAGGTGTTCAACTGATAAATCCCAAAGGTCTTCGGTTGATACACTCCCTCTATATGGGAATCTGAACTTACATCTAGCAGCAATTTCAAACATTTTATCTGTGTTCATGGTACTATCTCCTTAGAATTTTACTTTGATAACTCTTTCTGTCTGTGCTTTTACTTTTATAATTAATTCATTTCTTTTTGTGGAACTGAAGCCAATTCCAGATAGTTGATCATCGGAATATTGAACTCTAATCTTTGAAGCCAGAGCCTCAAATACTCTTTTATGCTGTTCTAATTCACGTTTGAGGAATTCATTATAAAAACCATTAGGTGTCTCTGGATTTAGACAGTCCTTGAGTATGAAGAAGTAATGTCTGTGCCCTATCCCATTTTGCAAATCCCAGTAATTAGGGGAATAACAAACTACTGATACGGGAACAAACTGATAAGTTTTCAAACCCCATACTTCCCTTGAAGATACATTCGAGGGCAGCTTCTCCTTAATGGTAAAGTTACTACCGTCAAAAGTTACTTCTGCAACCTGAACATCTTCTTTAAATCGCAATTCTTTATTATACTCAAACGAGTATATCTGACCGTTAAACTCGATTTCAGCTTTAAATCCAGTTCTACCTCCATTGTGATTATAATTACGAACAAAGAACTTGTAAGTTCCTTTTAACATTCTGAATTTGTCAGTCCATGTTATGTTTTCTACAGCAGGTTTATTTATCTCTGGGTGAATAATATCTACATCTAGCTGTCCTGTTGTTTCAGAATTTCGTTGTGCGTAGTAAATTTCATAACAATTTGGCTCAATGCAGTGAGCATCGAAGTCGTTAGGATTATACTCACTGTCATTCCACTGAATAGAGAATCTTAATATTCCCTCAACGTTTCCACCCGCGTTTTTCACATTTTCTTTCATTGAACTGTCTGTGATGTTACCAGAATAAGCCCAACTGAAAGCATTACTCCATTTAAACATAGTTGGAGCATCCCTATTCGCAGGAGCAATCAAAGATACCATGTTGTTTGAATGTTTATTCTCAAACAATATTTCTAATTCCCTAGCTGAAGGGAGAATTTTCTCAACAAATTTATCGATTGGAACTTCTTCAATTTTAGAGAACTTCTTAGGATTGATTGTAACATCCTTTGACATTTCCTCAAAAATACCCTCAATTCTCTTTGCAGAATCTTTGTTTGAGAACAAGATATTATTTACGGTGATGTCATCAAGGGTTGCGTATCTCCTAGGTAATGAATCCATATATCCAAGTTCTTCTATCGTCTTCTGTGCATCCTCAAGCATCTTCTTTGTGAAAATAGCTTTTGGCCTTCGATAGTTCTCAGGAGCTACGATCTTTTCATATTTTCTTACCGCTTCGTCGAGTTCCATCCCTTCACTCACGTCTACAAGTAGAACCCCTATACTATGATTTCTTATTCTACCGATTACCGCACCTGCTTTTGTCGACTGCTCCCACGCGAAATTATTCTTTTCATCATCAGATGATAGTCTTGAATATGCCTTTTTGTATTTGAGAAATTCAGAGAGCACACCTTTCCATTCTTCGCCTTTGTAGAGAGAGTTGGATGCCATTAGTTCAAGTACTGTAAGTATACTGTCTTCTGTGATTTCCTCAAGGGATCTTTTGAATACATCTTTTGTAGATCTCAGATCTCCTCTGATCTCTTCTACTGATTTGCTGGAATTCATTACGAATTTAGAAGGAATTTCAAGATAGAAGTGTTCCCATTCTATAATTTTTCCATCTTCTGACTGCTCGTAATTCGTATCAATCCCGATAGTTGGGAATTTGTTTATCCATACATCAGAAACAGATCTTGATTTTACAAAAGCTGCAAGAGTCTCCATTACAGGTTTATATTCTATATCATTAGTTTCAAAATCCCATACTGATTTTACCACACCATCCTGTATAGTTACTACGTTCCCGATTTTCTTAATGAATTGTCTGCAAGCTGAACAGTCGTGTTCTCTTCTCACACGGTAAATTTCGTTTGTACCGGTGGGGAAACTATCTAGGTATAAGTTCCACAGTTCGTCTTTGTCAAGATCAACTTCAAATAAATGAGTTTGATCTTTTGTCATTTTTATGAAATTTTCATTTAGTGCCTTTTTAACGCCTTTAATATTCATTTTTCCACTTCCTATACTCATAGTGTGTTCCATGCTTCTTGTTATACTTCTCTAAAAATGATTCTGTTATTAACCCGTCACGAATAAGTTCATCTCTCTGTGAATCCGCCATGCCTTCAAACCATGACTCAGCAGCTTTTTCTTCAAATTCTTCTTGTTCTTTGTAATACTGTGTGATCTCTTCCTCTGCAACATCTGGGTGATACTTACGAAGATAATACTCATATATTGACCTGCCCTGATACTGAGAATCTGGATATTCACCAGCTTCGGCATCGTATTCATCACACAGTTCTAACAATTTTTCTTTGAATTTATTTTCATCCATTTTTAGTCCTCCTCGGCCCACTCTGGAACAACTTCCATATATGGGCAAGAGATTGGCGGTTTTGCAATCTTTGCAGGCAAATTAAGCGTTAACCTGCATGGTGCAGGGCATCTTTTACATACAAATGTTACAGTCATTGTGTGTTCTCCTGTTTATCTTTCTTACTCCATAGGTATACATTCAACTCTTCGTGTAATCCCCCTCCGATCTTCCCCTCTGCGAGAAGTCTAATTAAAGTCTTTCTCACTGTATCATAATGGATATACTTGTAGAGCTTATTGTTTCGCTCGTGTAACCGTTTCTGAACGGTTTTCGTGATTGTTGGGGTTTCTGTGAGGACTGAAATGAAATCCTCATCGTTGTATGTTTTTCGTCTTGACATTTTGATCACGCTTATTTCTTAAATTCTTTGTAATCTATATATTTTATCTCATTGATGTTTACTGAGCTTTGTTTTCCATCTTCGTAAATCACGTGATAAAATGGGATTCCGTGACTATAAACTTCTGAAACTGTACAGACGTTATTAAATATTCTATCTACTGTTACAATCCTTTCTATATTGTCAATTGGTATTGGTATTAGTTTCATCTTTACCATCCTGCCACATTAGGCACTTACTCTATACACGCTCAATGCATATAAAGTTAACTTAAGCTTAAGCGTAAGGATAAGTATAAATACTGTTGCGACTATTACTATATACTGAGAAAATGAGGATGAGAACGATGCAATTTGATAATGGTAAGAAAGCTGGAACAATTGAATTTACTGGAATTGAAGACCCCGGAATGGGTAGTAGAGCTATATTCAAACTTACTCTTACAAAACCAGTTGAAGTAGAGGGTACATTTGAAAGAAGGGACATCTACTGGGATATAAAAACAAAAAAGGCAGTTGGACTAAAAACGTATCAGAAAGATATCGTTGAAGCCTTTGGTCACAAATACGGAAATGAAATTTGTATCTCAATGCCTGAAGAAGTTATCAATTTCATTATTGAAAAAGACGAAGAGGCTAGAGAACAGCTAAAACAGAATAAAATAAATCAAGATTTCGATTATGTTCTGTATGATACCGACACCTACGGAATCTACAACGGGATCAGCGAGTTCCATATCGAGGAACTTGTATGGGATGTAAAAAAAGAAATAAACACTGATGTATTCATGTTCGCAGATAATATAAAAGACATCCTTAACCAAGATCAAGAACTTAAAGCACTTGCAGTAAAAACTTGGAGACCATACCCCGAAAATAAAAACTGGAGTGACGAAACTAAGAGTATCTACCGTGAGAATGTACAGAAAGGAAGGGCAGCGGGGTACGGAATAATCCCTAATTCAATAATGAGAGAAAAAATAAGAAAGATACTCAAAGCAGAGTCTGACAACGAAGTAGAGAATGATAGAAAATACAATGAGAAAGTGAATAAACTGATTGAAAAAGCAAAGGAAACAGGAGAACCTCAACTAATTTCACATGTCTCTGTTCCATGTAATGACTCTAAAGAAGAGTGTAGCACTGATATAATTTATTTTTATGCTATGCCTGATGGGTCAACAAAAGAGGAAAGAGTTCACACCTATTAACTTTTATCCTGAGAAAATGAGGAGAAATAACACATGACTCCACTTGAAGAACTAGCTGGATGGCAGGAATACGAACAAAGGCAGATAGAAGAATTCAATTCACATTACTCTATAACAAAGCGGCGCGAATTTGAAGGCACCGTCGCATGCATCGAATGTGGTAAAAAATTCAATTTTAAAAGTAGGTATGGACTGATTTCAGCGGTCACTAAAGCATTGAACCATGCAGCTGACGCACATAAATCATCCGGATGGAATCGTGTAGTTATCTTGAACCATTTAATTTTTATGCAAGTAAGATGATTTTTATATTTTTATAAAACTGTGATAGTTAGATAGTTATATATACTAGTAAGTACTAGTACTAGTACTTAATTGAATGTTTGATATTATGGAGGTATTGCACATGACTTACGATCCAGGCTACACAAAAGCGAATGTATCCTATGAAGCCAACGCGCTGCTAAAGGAACTCGCTAAGGAAAAAACGGAATCAACTGGAACGAGATATCATGTTAAGGATATAGTTGACGAGATCCTGAACAAGATGTATCCTGAGAAATTTCGCTTCAATAAAACAGTCTAAAAATAGGAGAGAACGATAAGCTCCGGGAATGTTTGCGGCACTCCCGATGCTATATATCTTGAAAAGCCTAGATACATTGGCAATTAACAATATGGCTTTTTTTGCATATATATTTATCGTTCTCGGTAGGTGAAACTATGGCTCCTAGAGGACGTAAACCGAAACTAAAAAACCGAGTAACTACCTGTGTTTCTATTGAAAGCGCAGACTTGGAATTTATGAAAGGGTATGATAAGGAATTATCCGAGTTTTTGCGAGAAAGCATAGCGGCTTTCAGGAAAAGTAAAAGTTCACCTATAGAGCAATTAAAAAAGGACATCGAAGAGACTAAAAATAAAATAAAAGAGTATGAGATTATCCTACATCAACGAGAAATGCAGCTCATAGAACTCGAAGAAAATGAAGAACTTCTAGCTCAGGAAGAAAGAGAACGAGAAGAGTTTGAGGATAAAAGAAGAGTGTACATAACAGGGTGTATAAAGTCAATGCAGTCCAAGAGTACATATAATAGACTCTGGATGGAACATCTCATGGAAGCCTGGAAGTTTTCAACATTCGATGAAGCAAAGGAATACGTCATGAATGTTTGGATCAACGAAGGAGTACCTGAAAAGAAAGTAAAGAGTTACCTACGATTGAATTGAGTATATACATAATTGAATTTGATATATACACAATACATGAACGAAAAAAACTAAAAGATGATGTAAAAATGAATTTCGTATATTATATATATAATATATTAAATTCTGTAAAGTATAGTATAGTAGTATAGTAATAGACGTGAATTAGATATATACATAATTGAATTGAGTATATAACAAATTCGACTGATATCGATATTCTTTATTATTTCCAGATGTGATTATTGTATATACGAATTGAATTTGATATATACATAATTAGTTCCTTAGGAAATTGGATATGTGTATATACGAAATTAGAAGTACATTGGCAATGACAATACAACCATTTTTTGAGATCTCACCATGAAACTCTCCCTCTCTCAAATACAAGACCTCAACGAATACCCAGATCAAGACAAAGATCCAGACGACGCCGCAGCAGAAGCATACCATCAAGAAATGATTAGAAACAAACAGCCTCGTAATGATTATTGTTCTTTTTTACGCGAAGCTGAGAAGTCAGTCCGGGCAGCTCAGTCTATTTCTTTGGCTGAGTTAGTGGAAAAATGGGGTTAATATTTCTTTTTTTGTACTATTTTTTGATGAAATTCGGCTTTATTTTAATACAATTCGTACATTTATACGGATTATACGAAAAGT